CCAACGTCTATCTTGTAGATGTTGTATTGTGGGTATTTTCTAAAACATTCGGCTATGTTACAGCCTGCTTCTCCCAGTCCTATAATATCCATTATTCTTCGTTCTCCAAAATTAAAAGGACATCGTTTTTGTTTAACTTCCGCGCTTGGTGGACGATGTTACTTCCCCCTTGGGGCTCCGAGACCGTAACCCAGACTTCTCCGACATCGTCTTCATGATCGGGCTCTGGCAAGGACTGCAAGAATTTGATCAACTCTGGCACTGTTAGGCCATTGGAGTTTTTAATCATTCTTCGCTCTCCTCAAATGACGCCACAGCCGTCCTCATTCCGTCGATACCGCGTTCCCAGCAGTAGAATAGCCAACCGATGGTTCCAAGTTCTTGGATCTCATCGATCTTCTTTTCTTCACCCCATTTCTTATTTTTCCAGTCATAGTCACTTACTGAGAATGTTTTTATCCGCAGTTTTAAGTCGTCATTTTCGCGAAAGAACTCCTGAAAGATTCCTTTGTATCGGCATGAATCAAATTTTCCACTTGCCCACACCTCGTCGCCGGGTTGGAGACCGTGTAAGTAAAAGTCTTTTGAAACCTCAATCATTCTTCGCTCTCTTTGATCGATTCAATTACTGAATCAGCAGCGTAGCGGCACTGATCAATAGTTACCCAGTCAAGTTCTGAGTTGATTGCTTCTGCAATAGCATCCCTGTCTAAACCCAGGGGCCTTTTTCTAAGCTCTCGATAAAGATGGGCTACAGTAGCGGCAAGACGATTGATTATTAGAGACTCTTGTGTCAGAGCCATCCCCCAACAAAGACAAGCCTCCGATGCTTGTTCTAAAGTTAAAATAACTCCAGGTAGTTTGTTACTCATTCTTCGCTCTCCAATAGCTCTATATCATCCAAGTAATCCTGACTAACGTGGGGATCTTCGTACCATCTACAAAAGTTTTCTAATGGCTTGTCCCAGCGAACCATACAACAATAGTTGAAATGCTGTTCATCTCTGTCTGGAACTGGGTGGTCTAAAGGAATAATCTCTGTTATTGTTCCAATACCTCTACCGTCAGATCTCGCGGTATAGAGGCGGTCTTTTACCCTATCACCGACTTTCATTCTTTGTTCTCCTTCTTCGGTCTCCGTGGGTCGATCAGCGCGCATGGGCTGCCCCCAGTGGAGTCGGATGAAGTACTGTCGGCGCGCTTCGGCATACTGCATGCCTGCACTATAGCCGATGGATATAGCCGCTCGGATTGCCATTTCTTCTTCTTCAGTAAGATCGACGTGCTTTTTGAAAATCACTGTAGCATTTTCCATGAATGTAATTTCTTCACCCATCTTGTTGTAATGACAAAAATCAGAAATTGTCTCAAGGTCTGTTTGCACTTCTTGAATAATGTTTTCTGCGATCTGTGTTGTCATCTTCATTCTTCGTTCTCCTTAAGAATACACATGTTCAATATAACTTAACAACTCTTGTAAGTCAAAAGCAGATTCGGAATAAGAACCAACAAGGTTGCTTGGGTGCCAGTGAATCGTCCACATTTCATCATTCTTTTTTGCTAGAATCTCTTCCTCCGTCGAAATCCAGTCGATCTCTATACATTTGTCCCACTCTTCAACAGTCAAGTAGCTTGGCTTATGCGGATTATGTTCAATACTCAAGTTGATGTGTTTAGGTAGTTTCATTCTTCCTTCTCCATATTACCAAAATCACTACCGATAGACACATTAGTCAGAAACTGTGTGTCTCTGAATGTAGAGAACTGTCTCTTTAGCTCTGGTAGCAAACTCATATCCTCTTCTGCCATATCTATAACCACTGAGTCATGGATTGTAAAGGCAATGTGGGACTTTTTATTTTTCAACAATTTGTGTAGTTTTATCATTTGTCTCAAAACAATGTCTACTGCTGTACTCTGTACAAGATATGACACAGCGTGGAACTTATCCGACTCTATCGTTCGACCAAATGGGTTTGTTATTGACGTACCATCCCAGTACTTTTTTACTATTTCCTCCCTATTATATGCTCGACCAGACAAATAATCTTTTGAGTCTAAGTTGTATAACCATGAAAATATTCTTTTCTTTGCCTCTTCTCTGGTAGCTTGTCCCCTATAAACATTTTTTATATTCCATTGATGAATGTCTATCTCTGGTTGTTCCTTATCAAGGAGATAAAGGAGAATTCTTAATTCAAACGCATTAAAATCAAATTCAACAAATTTATAGTTGTTAGGGATGAGGATTTTACGAAAAGTCTTATTTAATGTCAAGATAGGAAAACTATTTGGCTGAGTTGTCAAACGTCCCGTCTTAGATCCAAATATGTTACATCTGACATACGGATCTGTTGATCTTATAGATTTTAATCTATTCCTAATTGCAAAACTAGTACAGTCTTTCTTAACTCTTGAAAAGTCTATATTTAACTTATTGTGACTAATACTCTGGGTTGTGATAAGAAGGTCCTTTAAGAAATTATAATTTTTAGGCCTCTCGTAGTTCTCAAAAACATACTGAGATATTTTATTCTTAATTCTACAAAGTTTAATCAAAAAGTTGTCTGGTACGATATCATAAAAACAATGTTGATTTGGGTTAACCTTTGCTTCAGCAATAGACAGCAAGAATGCTTTTAAAAGACCTGTTGTTTCCTCTAACTCTAGCCTTAAATGTTCAGGGCAGGCTTCAGCGAGTGAGCCCTGAGAATAGAGATATGCATATTCAATATCCTTATTTTGTAGAAACTGGGAAGTTGTCCAAGTATGAGTCAGGTCATCAGGTAATTGATTATATACTAGTTCTCCGTCCTTATATACAGCCCTACAATTTTCCCTAGTATCTAATGTTTGGAATATCAATTCTGCCTCTAGTAAATGGTCTCTCTGGACGCTGTCACAGAATCATTTAACAAGTCTTGTATTTCTTGTCCACTCAATTGCTCATTATTTTTTTTTGCTTCTTCCCGAATCATAAATCCATTATAAGCATAGGGGTCATTTAAAAAGCCTATAAATTGGTGACTTATATACTCTAAAGCTTTACCCATTCCGTCTGTCATATTCAAATGTCCAATAGCAGTACGTTTAATATTATCCACTAGAGCATCATCATACCTATCATCGGATTCATAATTTCTTAAATCAACATATAAATTAGTTCTATATATATCATCATATTTTCTTTCTAATGTTTCTCTCGTCATCCTTTGCCGTTTTTCTGTAAAACGATGAACTTGTAATCCTCTATTGTTTATGATTTTTTCTCTTCTTATATAAGGTCTTAAACCTACAAATCTATTATAAAACTTTAACATATAATCCATAAAATATTGCATATCCTTAGTATAGGTTTTATCATAATATTTTTCAAAGACTGAATCACTGTTAACTTCATATAAATCCATATATTTTCCCATTTCACCAGACCCCAAGTTAGCACATAGCCTCCAAGGTATATTATAGTCAATCATAAATCCGTGCTTTAAACAATTATTCATAAAAAATTTAAAATTTGGCCTATCAATGAACTTGGTGATTTTATTGATGTCCTTGTCATATTCTAGAGAAGAAATATCAGCAAAGACTCCTGTACTTAGAGGAGAAGATAGTTTACTAGCAACAAATCCAGTAAAAGTTATGGGTAACTGTTCCTTTCTCGTTGTTATATGATCTATAAAAAATTGTACAAAATCATCAAAATTTTCCACCTTAGCCTGGTTTCGAGACATAACCTTATGTACGGATTTTCTTAATTTGACCATGTATTTATCATATTCTGTGAATATATTCTGGTGTCCTTTTTCAATTAAAATCTCAGAAAGAAAATCATCATTTTTTTGTATTTTGCTTGTCGAGATAGCTTTTTTATATTCTTCAATAAAATCTGACATGGCATGTGCTACAAAATCAAGCAAAAAGATAGCCTTATTTGACTGGCCCCCTAGCGGCCTAAGCTTCTCGGGTTTTACTACAAGAAAGTTATGACCCCTATCTATCCTCCCATAATACATATTTTCTATAAACCAGAAATTACGAAAAAGACCGGGGTTATCCTCTATAACGTGAGAAGGTATAGCATAATTGTTATATTTTGCTCTTTCATTAAAAGTGTCTCTACTACTTTTTTGGGAGTTAGAACCTAAAAAATCTCTTTTTGCCATACTAAGTCCCTCCACCAGATATATCTATGTTGTCTACATTAAAAGACTCAGTTAAATATTTAATTTCTTTATCAATAATGGCACAATCTAGAGAAGCCTGTTCTCCTACTTGTGCTTTTCTGGTTATCGTGGTCCCAGTGCCGTCTCCACTTGTAGAGAACAAACAGTCTACTTTAGTGCTAAAGCCATTTCTATCAATAGTGTTATTGGCCGACTTGACTACGTGGTAACCGCCTAGTCCCATTATATTAGCATTAGTATTGGGAGTTCCAGGATCCCCAAGTTCATCTGAACCTAGCCCTCGCGGATTAATATAAATATGTTGTCCTGGAAAAAATAAATTATTTCCAAACAAGTTCACATCAACATTATAGACATTTGATAATTGTAATTCCGGATTGAAATCGCTCTCTGTAAATCTAGCTTCCCTTAAATATGTATGGGTAGTCGCAGTAAACTGCATATCTTTTACCAACCCCCGATCAAGCCCGGTTGTTAAATGATAAATACCTTTTATAAAATCTCTATCATGACGAGTTTTGTGTCCTGACTGATCTGGAAAGGCTAGACCTCTCGGTTCTTTATTAAATGCATAAATTACGAAGTAGTTATAGCTCTCTGCCATGCTTTTTCTATTAAAAGAATCAAAGACAAAAGTACTTTTTGAGGGGTCTCCTAAATTCACAGTAAATTGATCTAGGTCTAAAGAATAATTCTCTCCCATTCTAACCGCCATCGGATCTTCATTCCCTGCACCGGAATCTGCACTTATTTGGGAGGTATCAAGAAGTAAAGATAATCTTCTTTCTCCCCCAAAACACTCTGGGCCGAGTGCCTCGAATACTAGTTGTTTCATTACATCACGCACAAAGAGTAATAATGGATAAGTATTTCTTCTTGAATCTACAACATACTTTTTCATGAACGCATTAAAGAGTTCAACAGAGATGGGTATATCAGCGATATTCATCCCAATCGACCCATTTGAGGCAGGGTCTGGGTTGTCAAAAACTGCTGGTCCCAGCACAAATTTGATATTGCCATAATTTATGTCTTGAAGCTCGGGTCTGTCTAAGACATTGTTAGTTGCCAAAGCTATAAGGTCACCTAAAAAGAAATAGTTAATTGCCCTTACCCCAGGCTTTAGAACCTCTGAATATTTTGAAAGATCGATACCTTCTGTTACTCCCTCATCAGATAGTTCACTGCACTTGGGGTGTAAAATACTAAATAGCATTGGTTTCCCCGTTTCAGCAGCATCTGGGGCTTCCTTTACAGTCTCTTCTGTGATTATAGCTGTGTAGATGGCATTATTCTGCATCAGTCCACGGAGTAGTGACTGATAGGAGTTTTCTCTCTCCTTTTCTACCCCAGCAGTATATGCCTCCTGGAGTTCTTTAATCTTATCATCACTACAAGCTTCTTTTTTTTGTTTTTTTAGCTCAGCTTGTGCAAGTTCAATTTCTCTTACTTTATCTTTCCTTTCTTTTCTCCTTTGTCTTGTCTTAGCATCGGATAGAACATCTGATCTAACGTCTAACATCATAGATTCAACTCTAGCTCTAAAGTCTAAGTTTAGGCGAACAGAACCATCCTCTTTGAAATCAAATGTGTGGTTGGTTACAGTCAAGAACATCGTTAACTGATTTTCCCTAATGGCATTCGTTAGGTCGCTTGATAACAAACCACCCCCACCCGTAGCAGCCCAGCCAACCACAACCTTTATTTCATAAAAATTTGGATTAAATGCCCTCATTTTTTGGTTTTGACCCTCTTCTTGTATAAAGCGATACTTTGGTTCTAAGAGAACCAAATCTATCATCCTATAACCTCCTTCTAACTGTTTGCCAACTTGGTCAACTGCTGTTCTTGTTTTAAACAATTCATTAAAGTTCTGTGCATATATGGATAGTCTGGCTCTAATGTCTTTTTTGGCCGTTGCAGGCTGTACTCCAACCAAATCATATTTAAAATATTCGATACCCACCCCAACTCCTCTTTGTAGCTGGCTATCCAACATGGCTTGTAAATCGTCTACAGGATCCACATAATTTCTAAACTTCATTTCCACTTCTCTTGGAGGTTTATTAGCTCCCTCATAATATTGTTTATAAATTCTTATTGTTGGAGTTAATTGAGAAAGTTGCCAATGTCTTATATTTAAGAATTCTAATGCCCCTCTAGTCATCCTTAGGCGATTCATTATTGTAGCCGGGTCTTTTGTGGATAATTTATGTATATTTTTATATTTTATTTCTTTTCTGCTTTCTCCGACCAATTCGTGGTAAGAGGCTTGCTGAGGCTTGCTGTCAGATACGATCTTCTCTATATTAGATACTAAAAAACACTGATCGTCCATTGTCGACCTAGTTGGTGGGGTAGTTTCTAGCTCCTCTTCCTCTTCCTCTATTTCTTTCTTTTTATCTGCGTCCTTTAGTGCTTGCAGGGTTTCTTCATCTAAGGCACAACTTGGTATGCCCTCTCCACAGGGGGACGATTCAGATTCATTACATTTGTCTATTCCTTTTTCCTTCAATAAATCATTAAAAGCACCTTGTGTTTCACATCCCCAGACCCCGTCAACACCAAACCTTGGTAATATCGAGCTATTACCAAATTCTGTGGGATTCTCCTCGTCTGGGCCAAGCTCCTCGATCAGGTATCTCTGTAGGGCGGCTACGTCAGCATCGCCGTAGCCAGCTTGAAGATTTGTCCCTGTCGCATGAACACCGCTTGAACGATCCGGCATTGAAATTAATGGCATGCCTGCGCTGTAAGACGTGCCACCGGTTATTCCATCAAGTGAACTAGGGCCCCCATCTCCCTCCACATCAGGGATTTCAGGGTGCTCCTTATTCTGCACCACAGGTTTTTTTTTGCTAGACATATTAAACTCCCAAATAGCTCATTATTCTGTCTAAAGGGTGTGGGATATAAATGACATCGCCAAAACTCAAATCTGATTCTGTTGGTTTTTTGTTAAACCATGCTATAAGCCACCACAATCGGGAATCTCCGTAATGATCATGAGCCAATTTATAAAAGCGATCACCTGTCTTCCAAACATGGCCTATTGTTCTTAGTGAAGAAATTTGTTCTTGTGTTGGGTGTTTCAATTGAGGAGTTGTATACTGTTTTATACCATTAACTTCCCTTTCTCTAAACACTTCATCATAAAATTCGTTAGAGTTAAAAACAATAGTTCTACCTGAATATCTCGACATTATTAATCTCCCAGTACATCCTTTTGAGCAGACAACTGTATCATACCGCCAGTGTCCATATTACCTATCATTTCTCCAGACCCTTGTACACCCATCGACCACGGGAACATGGATGCATCAGCACCCCATGAAGGAGCAGCATTTTCAGCAAAATCTTGTCTACGGTCATTAATTTTGTTGAGTTTTTGTTGCTCACTTGTAACCGCCTGGAAATCTCCAGCGGTCGCAGCCCTATCTCTTCGTTTTGTGTTCGCAGCAACAGCTTCTGCCTTTTCCCATCCAAGGGTATGTTGGTGAAGAACATCAAAAGTAATAGTTAATTTAATTAATTTTGGATACAATTCATTAGCAGGATCAAAAAACCCCGTATCGATATCAGGGGACCAGTTATAACTCTTAATAACCCCCAGAAGACCACTTGTTCTAACGTCACCGCCTGGCCCCCTAGAGGCATCAAAAAGTAAATTGGCAAACTTTATCTTAATTAACGGACCCTTAGAAATTGTAGTGGCGTTGTCTACAGCAGAATATTCTGGATATAACATCCTGGCAAGAGTAGAGGTTTTAATTAAGTTGTTCTCTGCATCGCCTAAACTATAGGCCGGAACCTTCCAGGCTAAATTTAATGATCTTGATGTGCCTTGGTAAGTTTGTATAGGATCAGGTCTACCAAAAACTTGCTGGGGATGCCATTGACAATTGAAAGTTTCAGAATAGTTTTCCAAAAAGGCTTTAAAGGATACAGTAGCACCTGAAAAGGCCTGGTAGAATTCCAAGATATGCCCTTTTGATTCTAAATAGTTTGATGGATCATATTCTAGTGCCATTTATAAACTCCTAAATTGTCTGGACCTGCCGGGCTACATACTTTGTTGTATGTCTCCCTATCTCATCGCCATCAAGTAAAACTTGTAGGATAATTGGAGTTCCAGCAGCTGCCTCAGCTGCTCTTGTAACTTCTCTTTCTTCTATCGCTCTAGCTCTTCTTGCCGTCAAATGTTCCCCGCTAATACCAGCAGCACCCGCCATACCGGTTAATTTCTTAGTAAGCACATCTATTTCTTCTCCCAGCTGCTTCTTGACCGTAGCGCTAAGTTGTTCCGCACTTGAAATTGCTGCGGTGAATCCTGTTCTATTGACTTGATCCATCCATTTAGCCAAATCTTCACTTGAGTTGACCATTTCTTCTATGATTTTCTTATTTGCGTCAGGCATCCTTGTAGTAGCAGCCTGATCTGATAGTACCCCGGCACTTTCAGCACCGGCATTCATCGCACCGCTCAAAGCGTCAAAATCTCCCTCTAGCATCTGAGTTAACTGTTGTGCATTTTCAACACCTGGGACCATATCTATAAAAGCTTTCTGCTGATAGTAGGACATATCAGAAACGCTAGTACCTGCGTCCTCAAAAGCTTGTTTAAGCATCTTCATTCTTTCTGTGGGATCGGTCTCCTGCACCAACTCTACAGCATTAAGATACGGACCACCGAGCATTGCGTTTAAAGAACCAACTGCTGTTGTTGCATCCTCAAATGTGTCAAAACCTTTGGTAAAATCTATCATTGTGTTCATTTCTAAGCCAGTAACTTTAGCAGCCGCTGCTAGTCTTTTAAATGTCCTAACCCCTTCATCACCATATACTGCAAACATTGGGGCCTGGCTAGAAAAGTCAGTTATTACTTTATTGGCTGAAATACCTAGCTCATTGGCAAAAGCCTTTAAACCTAGCGTAGTATCTACTATTTGTGCATCGGACTGTCCAAACCCCTTACGAAGACTTTGCATAGCTTTAATGGATTCGCCTGTGTCAACGCCAAACTTTGATAAAATACCAACTGTTTCTATTAGTCCTTCCTCTGTGGGGGAAATACCACCAATAGCCAAATCAGAAAAACTGTCATACATCGTGCTCACAACCTCAGAGGTTTCTTTCCCCGCGAGACCAAATTCTTTTAGGCGGAACTGTAGATCCATGATTGTGTTGTTATATTTGCCACCAGCACCAGTTGTTGCATTAAAATTTGTTGCCGCTTCCAATTGTTGTTTGGCGACCCTGCCAAAGGCAAGTGTTAGGCCATCTTGCTCTTTACTTAAAAAATAAGTTTGGGCTTTCAGCGCACCGTAACCAATCCCCAAATCTGTGGTCTGGGTGCGGACAGCCTGGAGCAGGCCAGGTACCTTAGCAAGCACAGCACTAAACATGTCCCCATATTCTGCCGATTCTCCAAAAGCCGTGCCGACCCCAGCAATCCACCCAGAAAGGTCTTTCCCGGTTAAAGTTTCAATTTGTGTGATTAAGCCATCTAAAGTATTATTTAGAGGGTTAGGTGGTGTAGGCCCGGTTGGCATAGTATAGCTACCTCTCTTCTCTTATAAATAGTAAGAAGTTATATATTTCAACTTTGAGGATTTTCTAGTTCTTTTTGCTTTATTAGCCTTTTCACAAACCATTTTCGTATAGCTATAGGTAGGTTATAAGCCTCAACATACGACCAGTTCCCATAATAACTAAGAAAGAAGAATTCTTCGTATACTCCTTCAAGGTAGTTTTCAGGAAGGCCAAAAAAAGTTCAAACCCAGTGGTACCTCCCGGACCACTATGTGTTTGCAATTCGGACATTCAATTTCTTGTTCCATGTCCAAAGAAGGGTTTACTGAACTGTAGACCTTTCTTATCCTATGCGAATCTAATGCTGGCATAGAATTAATAAATTTTTCTATTTCTGTCCTATTCGTCACAGAGTTAACCGATACAATAATCATTTTAAGTAGATCTGTTAAACTGGATTCTGGGAGGTTGTTTTTGGCTTTTGAGGCTTTTGTCTCATCTAAATACTTTTGTTCTTTAGATGTTAATATCTTAAGCTCTGCTGTAAACCCTGTACTAGGAAGCTCGACTGTAAAGGTTCCCCCCGGCATTAGGTTAATATCTTCTGGTATTTCCTTAATCGGTAAATCGGTTAAATCAACCGCATGCTCATATTGAGTATTGCAAGATGGACATTTAATCTCTGATAGATACTCGGGTCCGTATCCTGTTGATCTGACTGCAACGAGTAAAGCATTTTTATCACCCGGATATAAACTGCCTATATCTACATCCTTATCAACTAGAACACTCTGTAGCAGTCTGTCTAAAACTTCACCACGGAGTATAAGGGCACGAGAAGCCAAGATATCTTCTTCTTTGGCCGTCATATAGTTAATTTCTGCTTCCTCAACCATATGGAAAGGGTGGCCCTCGGGATATAACTTCCCTCTGGTTGGAAGGTCTACAAATTCCGTTGGTCGAGTAAAGGACAGAACTCCTTGAACTTGGGGAGCAGCAGGCGCAACAGGTGCCCCTGTTCTGCTCTTATTACTTCTTCTTGCCAACAATCACCTCAACTTTTGCTTTTACTATAACACTATATAGTATTTATGTCAATTACTTTGGCCAGGAACCCAATATCTATTAGTTCCCTCAGTTGATACACCTGCTTCTGCGGCGTAAAATGTCTCTATTGATGCCCAATCATATTGGAGCTTAACGGTTACTTCTGCGAGAGCGTCCTCACCATACGCCAAATCCCCGCCATAAGCTACTTCTTTAATAAAAGCATTATTCAATGTCCACGTTTCAACTGGTACACCTTCAGCGTCGATTTGTTGAATAGCAACACCTCCCAAAGCAGCAACAGCATTGCTCTTAGAGATGGTGGAGGTGTCATTGACATCAGAAGGAGGGTGATAGCCAGATTCTAGAATAATTCTAGATAAGTTAGCAGATGCATCGGGGCTAACAGGATCCACAAGGACTACAGTGATCTCATTCCATTCAACCTTTCCGGGATAGTGAAAAGTATGATTAAGAAATAGATGAGGAGTGGCCGAAACAGTAATTGTGGGCTTGGTTGCACTTTTAGCATACCATGTAGCACCATTGGGCATATTGCCAATAGTGACTAAAAATCTAAATTTTCTTTTTGGCGAAACTAGCGTTGAAGTCCAGAACCCTGCATTTGACATAATAAGTCTCCCTTTTAGCTCTACTATTAAATAGTATGTATAGTATTAATTTTTCTTTTTATTGTTAGAAGGAGTGCCCCGAAAAGCCTTCAAAAAAACCTTTTTCTTCAAAGGCTTTCCATATTTCTTCTATGTCCTCGTCTGAAAAACGNTTACCATCTTCTAGTTCCTGATCTCTCTGAGGATCGGTGACCTCCTCGGAACTCTGGATTGGCTCCTCATCNCCCAGCTCCAGTTCAGTGAGCTTTCTAATCTCCTGGAGGATTATCCTGCTTAGATTTTTCTTAGTTAGTTTAAGGCCCATTTTCTATAACTCCTATTAGTCGTCAAAAGACGCCCCTGTTTTAGTGATAACAAAATCAATTGCGATGAATTCAATAGCTCTAGCAGGCTTAAGGAAAATCTTGGCATACAAGATNTTTCTATCAATAAGATCAGGGGTAGTAGTCGTTTCATCGAGAACAACCCTAAATTCCGTGAGACCAAGCCTAGCCTGAACAGAGCCAAGGAATTTATCCACTTCAGTCTTAAACCTAATCCATGTGGTTCTAACATTTTGGTCAAAAAGAATGCCAGCAGCAATCCTTGAAACTCTCTTCTTCAAGAATATCAAAAGTCTACGAACATTAATTCTATCAAGAGCCGATGGGGTGACCTGTAAGGTCTTCTGCCCAAAGACTACGATGCCTTCGCTTGGAAAAGTGGCAATTGGATTAATATTTGCTTCGTATAGATCATCTCTATCTTCTCTGCGAAGCCTTTCTGTTGTCGAAAGAACTGGGAAGCCCCCGCCGCCAGTACTTAATCCACCTCTAGTGAAACCAGCAGGAGCAAACCAAAGTTCTGCCTTGGCCTCGGAAGAGGCAAATGTGCCAATTGCAATAACAGATGGTGGAACCCAAAGGGAAGCATTGGAAATATCGTCTCTAATTCGTACCCATGGATAATAGGTACAACCATAACTTGAGTTAATGCGCCTTTCTTTCATAGCAGTCACAGCCGAAGAAACCGAGCCAAGCCTATCTTCAAAGCCACTTGTCGACTCGGCGCTGGTTGTATAGACACTTTCGATATCGACAACCGCAAGAGAATCGGCTCTAGCCTCTGCAACTGCAATCACTTGGTCCGTAACTACTGGCTGAGTAACCCCAGGAATACTAATTAGATTAGCTTCTACAAATTCTGGGTCTGCCACTGTGTCAATAGCTCGCTTAACAGTATGAAATGCATAACTTGTTTTTTCATTTCCACTAGAACCAATTGAACCGTTGTTGAATGGTTCCTGCTCGGTGATGTCAATCCCGTCAAAGGCTCCCCATAAAGGCATAGTAAATCGTTTGTACCCGCTGCTTAAAGTATTCGTGTGTGACGAGTTAACAGCAGATAAAGACGTACCATCTGCTCTTGAGCCAGAGACATAAACTCCTTGTGAGCCGCTAATGTCGTCCAAAGTAAATATGAAAGAATATTCTGTTTGAGTATCCTCAGCTGGGGTAAAAGCGGCACTAGTTCCAGGCATTGGCCTTAAGTAATCTCCATAACCAGGATCAAATCTTTTACTTGTTGCTGATAGTGAAGTTTGAATACCAAAATAAGCTTTAGTCGGGTCAGAGAGGCCTCCGTCTGAGGCACTTCTTCTTGTGGCTATCGAGGGAAAAATGAATGATGCCGTAAAATTAGTTGTAGCTGGCATAAACCCGTCTATTTCCAGGCTATCAGGAGCCGCGCCCCCTGCTGCTGCTGACGACCCTGTCGCATAGGTATTAATTTCCGTCCCACCAGCAACAGTGGCAGACCCAGAATCAAAGGTTGACAAGCTGCCCGAAAAGACAGTGAAGTCTTGTGGCTTAATGGGCCCATAAAATCCAAATGGGAGTAGACTCGGGTCTGCTACACCATCTGCAACGGCTTGGTTCATTTCTATGTAGATATACTTAGACAGGTTATTGAATTCGCCATACTGCCTTAATCTTTTTTGAGTCGTATCCCATACCAAATACCTATCACCAATCTTCTTAGCAACGTAATTCTCTGAGGCGGGGTTAAGATTGCAGTTCGTAAATTGTTCGATTATTTCTAAAACATTGTCGCTATCGCTGGCTCTGCGAACCAAGACAGTAAAAGTGCCATATGAATCGAGGTCATTGGTCGCAGCCTTAATATCAGAAATGGATATCTTTAATGCTTTAGAGGCCCACTCTCCATGGTTGAGGCCCTTAATCTTAAAGAGCTTCGTCGTTCTGGTCGTAGCATCAAACCCAGCATAAGCAGTCGTTGTATCTTGTGAGAATACCCAGCCTGTTTGTCCGTCTTCAAATGCTCTTCTTTTCTGTCCAAAGTTCTCCCCAGCCGTACCAGTATATAGCGGAACCATGATCCCGTATGCTTTGCCAGTATCAGTACCTGTGAGGAAATCAGAGTCAGTGGCAAAGCGTTCAAATGTTTCTCCGAGCCAATATCTATTTGATAAATTTTGAGCTTCGCTGGTATGCCTGGATGCTGGGTTGCTCAACCCAGCATGAAGAAGTTGGGGGTTTGTATTAAAAACTTTTCTAATGTATTTAGATGAGTTTCTATCAAAGTTAAATGTAGTAGTGTAGCTAGTATTCTCACTGCCAGATACGATTGCCTTAAACTCTGGTCCAGAACCAACGGAGGCCATGAGGCCTAGAACTCCTGCGTCCGCAGCACCCGCTCCACCAGAGTTAGTGCCGCTTAAAGCCACGGTAGAACCACTAGTATAAAAAATTGCAGCCAACCGTCCATTTCCAATGTCTGATCCATGCATGGAGGAGCCGGAATTAAAGATAAACATTCCCAATGCCCCACCATTTGTGCCAACCGCTCCTGCTGCGATGCCAGTTGGAGCAACATACCCAGTGTCCCACCCGGCATAACCGGCAGAAGCTTCAGCATGCTGTGCTCCGAGAAGCCGAACATAGTTAACGGGGCCAACTCCTGCTCGGAGATATGCCATTGCCGCATATGGGCCATACGTAGAACCAACATAGTTTCCATCACGCCACACATCATCGCCTCGTCCACCAGGAAGCGGGTTACCAAAATACTCTACAAATTCAGAAGGAGAATTCACTCTAACGGGCCTCATAGCGGGGCCACGTTCTGCTCGTCCAATAATAATAGGCCCAACGTCGGGCAAGTCGTTTGGCAGTTGAGAATTATCAATCTCATTGATAAATACGCCAGGCGACACAAATCTAAACTTTCTTTCAGCCATAGGGTTCAATCTCCTAAATAGATGTCTTCACGTAATAAATAGTATTTTAAATACGCAAAGCCCTAATTTACTCTTTATAAAACAAGTCGATTGCCCTGGTAGAATCGAAGTCGGGAATATCTCCCATTATCACCTGTTCTCTGGGAATTTTTACTTCCACAGCATTTTCCCTAATAGTTAACTTTGGCCTTTCTCTGTTGGGACCTTCACCAATCAAATAACCAAGAATTTTTATCTTTATTGAGGCTTCATACATCCTTTCTTCTTCATTTAACTGGGCCACATTGCTATCTTGATTAAAGTCTCCCTGGATAAACCCCTCAAACATATGTCCCTCATGCCTTGTTAGGAAGTTAGTAATTTGCCCTGTCTTTGTGATAAAAGGAGAAATAATATCGTTTATTTGTTGTTGGTATTCTGTCTTTATGACAACATCGTAGTCCACCACAACATAAGTTGGGGTAGGAACAGTAATTGTTTCGTAGACCACTTTACCTGGGTTCTCAAAAGGAAAGTTTAGCTGCCCTATACCGACAACTGCTGAACTCATTGAGCCATGTTTTCGATAAGAATCAGCATTTAAGAAATTAGCCGTCTTATCTTGCTTGATTCTCCTGGCTATAGTGATAGCTCCACCCTTTGCATCATTGACTTCTGGTACATGGGCCCAAGCAACGCCCTTCATTTCTGGGTCTTTCTTCATACCTTTGCGCTCAACAGTAATAATGGGCAATTTTAATATTCCTTTGGAATCTCGTAAGCCCTTTTCTTTTTTAATTTGATGTGCGCGCTCAGCGGAAACCCATAGGACAGGAACCTTTTTCCACCCACTATTAGTATTAGAGAAAATGTTTAGTCCATCATCAATATAATTAAAGAATGCTCTATCAATAGTTTCTATGGTGGAAGGCATAAAAGATACTTCTTTCAAGATGCTATTAGCATTTTTAATTCCTGTATATGTACGATCAGGTGGCATCGAACAAACCTCCTCGCGACCTTATACATTTGGCCGATATTTCTAATTTATGGTCTATCTGGCCAAATATTAATTTTGGTTCCTCTAAACCGACTATCTCATATAGAGAGTCTCCATATAAAACAAAATCTCCCTCCCTAACATATAAATCCTGATCTTCTGTTAGCCGTCTCTTGTGGAAATGGATTGTAATGTTTTGTGATTTGTCTAGACCTATATTTTTAGTATACTCTGTCTTTAGACCCCCATACTCTATAAGAGCATTCACTCTTACAGGAGAAAGAAAAGTCTTTTGTACTGCTTCTCCATAAAGATCATGAAAATTAGTCCTTTCTAAGTCAATAGAATAGTAAACAATGGTTTGTCCGATAACTCTTTCAATTAATTCATCATTGACCTGTTTTACTAAATCCCTTTCCTTCTTCCCCGCAAAAAGAGGAGGAGGAGGAGCTTCAGGCTGTGACCATTCATTTGCCATTATTTATCACCCCACGTAAATAGGAGATGGAACCTCCTCCATAACCTTGCCTGTAGCCTCCAGAAGTTCAGCATCATTCTTCGTTAACTGCAAATATGTAGTTTCTTCAAGAATCTTCTTAAGTTCCTCGATGAGAGCAGTTTGCTCTTCTTTAGCCTGTGTGAGTAAATCGCCAGAGTTTAAGGTTACTTTGTCCCCAGGAATAGGAATAGAACCCCCGAATTTGCCCCTAATTTGTCCAAGCATACCCTTACAGATAGTAAGAGCATACCTACGAATCCAATGTTTACCTATTGCGTTAATACTAGAATATGGAAGATTATCAAATGGAAGAGAATTTAAGTTATTAATACCTCTAACTCCAGTATCCCGGATACCATCGGGGTCATCCTCCCAGGCGTCTCTTTCAATAGTAAATTTAACCCAAAACCGATCTGTAATTCTGTTATCGGGCGACGGAAAAAGAGTTAAATTATTATTTTTCAATTCATACGAAAAATGGGAGATGCGAGTATAAATATGGTCTTCATACGCCATAGCTTGCATCTTGTTTTGCCATGCTGGGATTATTTCAAACGTTGAGTCATCAGCAAACTGCCCATAAGTCATCATATTACCAATAACGTTAATTCCGCCATAATATCCAAAGAATCTCCACATAGCTTGGGGGGTTTTATAGTAAACTCTTGTAATTCTTACTTTGTTGTTCCCAACTAGTCCATTATACGGGACTTCATTACCAGTTCCGGCATCTGAATTACTAGCAGCCGACGAAGAAATAATATTCTGTAGATCATAGGTAGAAACACCATTAGTCGAGTTAAAAGAAGCAGAATATTCTGTTAAATCCCCGCCAAACCCGGCTTCTTCAGCTACACCATGAGCCACTTTGCGAGCATATGTAAACTGGAAGCGAGGATATTTTAAGTTTACATTAGAATCAGCTGCATCTCCTCCTGTCATTTGGCCATCGTGATTGAATGACCCTGTAGCCTGTCCCAGAACGCTACCTAGGATGTTTTTAGCCTGGTGTTGGTTAATTTGGTAGGAATATTCCAGAACGGCCTCTTCATATGCAGCATAAACATTGCCAACTGTGAGTTCTATATCAAGAACATCTCCTCCTAACTTCTTATAAGTAAAGGCAACCTGATCAGATGCACCGTTAATAAAGTTTATATCGTATAAAGCAGAGTCAGAATCTATATAAATACCAAGTGGATAATGCGTCGAACTGCCTGCTCCGTTCCCAATTGTACCTATACTTCCTGTGGATGTTAGAATCACAGTACTTGTTGTTGAGGCTGGTGTAAGCGTTGGTTTGGACATTTATCTCTCCTTATGCACTTGCTGTAAACACTTCTACAGTGCCTATATTCTCACCCGGATCGACTATAATACTCTCTAAATCGGTTAGGGCCGTTAATATTGTAGCCCCATCATCATCTACATGGATTCCTTCGTCTGGGGCTCCCATTATGAAGCTTCTTCCCGCCTCCAGCAAAATTGTACATGTTGCATCTGCAACACCGTTATCCTCATCTGAGTCTATTTGTAAAGAGAGGTTGACAGAATTCGTATCATCTAAATTAGTTACCCGGATATACTTTACGTTTTGTAGGTCTAGCGCCCCATCAGCAATGGCAGTTGTAGATTTAAAAACCAGAACTGTGGCGTCATCTCCTGCGGCAATGGTGATTATTCTTTTAAATACATCTTTTATATCACTAATACTTAATGTATTCTTTGAGCCTTGGTCTCTACCGTTTAGGATGATTTGCTCGGATATAACAACTTTCATAGTTGCGCTCGTAATTGTACTCGCCATTCATATATTCTCCCAATACATAGTAATTAGTTGAGATAAAACAAAACCCCCACGATACATGGGGGCTTGCTTTATAAAGAGAATATTATTCTTTGTCTTCGGTCTTTTTGCGTCTGGTGTATTTTCTTTTAGTAGTGTTCTTTTTGGCTGCTGGCTTACGAGTTCGCTTAGGCGTCTCTACAGCCACAGGCTCTTCTACGATAAGCTCAGGGGTTACCTCTTCCACAACAGGCTCTGGTGTCGACTCTTCGACTACAGCGTCCAGAACAGGCGTCAGAGACTCCACAGCAGCCTCTGCCTCTGTGATCTTGGCTTGTTCTTCTAGCGTGACGATACCATCAGCCACAACTTCTTCTTTTAATTCTCTAAGATTGGCTTGTACTCTTATAAATGATGCAAATTTGCTACCAAACTTTCTACCAAACTTTTGAGGTAGTCTCTTCGCTCTCTTCTTCTTGCCCATTATAGATTCCTTTGTAAATTCAGTTTAGAATAAATATTAAACATTAAGTAGCTGATCCACTAAAAACAATACCCGCTGAACCCGAACAGACGCCGTTCACCACAAACAGATGCCGTAGGGGGTACCCAGTGTTGCTGTAAATCCCTTTCGCCAATGTAATCTCGATATAATCTCCCAGCATGCCAGAGCCACCGGCTGGGGGGAATGCCGAAAACTCAATCTTTGTGGACGGCAACATCGCCACTGGGTTGATCCCGTGTTGGCGGGGCGCTGCGGCATCGGCGCTCAAATTCACGATATTTCCCACAAACGCACCCTTGCCGGTGCTCCAAGTGCCTTCTGCTGAAGAGGTTACAGCAATGGGGGTGACGCTCATCTGATAAAGGCGACAAGTCCAGCCATTTGGTAAACTTGAAGCGGGTGGTAGTGAACAAGTAAGATCAGCCACTCCAGATACTCCGAAATAAGTTCCGCAGTCTCCCGCCGTTAATGCTTTATCTTCTGTAAGGACTTCAACTGTTTTTCTCCCAGATGCATATCTTCCTAGTTTTGCCATTGTTTTGGGCTCCTGTTGTTAGTGATGTGATGAGGTTGACTCATCTTCATATATAA